GCACCGTCTTTGTTAGCATTCCAAGGTTTACGGAACATTTTAATTACTTCACCTGTTACCGGGCTAATGTATTCTAAACTGTTTCCGCTTTTCTTTAACAAGCCTTTTGCTTCAAAGAAGTCAGTCAAGCCACTGTATGGACTCATACCTGTTTCATATGGAATTTCAACTTGTACACTTTCAAATGGTTTTGCATAACGTGACTTCATAACTTTACAAGCGGCACGTATACCAAATACTTGTGATGTTTTGTTGCCATCTGCATCAACTTTTAGTTTAAGTTTACGCATTGCAATAACAATACTACTTGCATAGATAAAGCCCTGTCCGCCTGAGATCTTATCATCTGGATCGAACATGTCTTGTGATGCATATGTATGGTTAGTTGCTAGTAGTCCTACATTGTACTGTCCAAACATATTAACTGTGTTACGAACTAATGAAGTTAGTGCTTTAGGCTTACGACCCATATCACCTTTCATATCACCTTTGTTAAACTGGTCAACATCAGTGGGTGTTAATAACATACCTAACGAGTCAACTACAAACAATACCTTAGGTCTGTCTTCGTCTTCTGCTTCGGCGTATTCTGCCTTGTAATCCTTCATAAAGTCACTAATTGTTTTAGCAACATCATCAATCATACTCATGTTAAGTTTTAATAGTTTTTCTGGTGTAGTATCTACATTCAGTGCGTGTAGCCATTTCTCATCTAATGCATTTTCTGTGTCAATTAGAATAACAAATATGCCTTGTTCTTGTGCTGATCTAACTACATTACCTGCCGCGATAAACGATTTACCTGCGCCTGATTCTCCTGCTAGAACAGTTACCTTACCTAGTGGAATTCCTTTGTCAAATTCGTTACTGATAAGTTTGTTTAGTGTGTAATTTCCTGTACTAATCCAAGTGTCAGGGTCATTAAAGCCTACGCTTAACCCAGGAACACTTTTAGTAATAGCTTTTCGGAATTTACTTACGTCAAATGGTCTTGCCATAATGTTTTTTCTCCTATGTTAAAGTGAGGGCACTAAGGACCCTCACTCAATTTATATTACTTATTGCTTACGATTTCTAATCTGTGCTAGAATATCTTGAGCACTCGGCTGATCACCTGCTGGTGCTGCCGCTGGCGCCACTTCAGCCGTTGCCATTTCTGGCTCTGGTGCTGGCGCTGGTGCTACTGCTTCAGCAACTGGTGCCGCTGGTGCAGGTGCAGGTGCTGGTGTTGGTGGTGGAGTAGTTGCCGCTGCTTCAGGTTTTGCTCCTGTAGTAGCTGGTGCATCTACACCATATGGACGATAGTACTGACCAAAACGTGCTGGATCATACAGTTGTCCATCAACACTTGCTTCGAACATTTCGAAGATAGCATTTAGATGCTCTGCATCAGGCTTCTTAGGTAAGAAGTCATTTAGATTGTGCAGGTCGTGTGTTGCAATTGCATCACGTTCTGTTTGATCTAAACTACGTTCTCTACGAGCCCAATTAGATGTTGAATAGTCAGCATATTGACCTTTGGTAGATTTTCTGATTACGAAATCTGTACCAGCTTCATAGTCTGTAGGAATTTCCTGGAATTCAGGATCCATTAATGCTGAACTAATGATTTTATAAATTTGAGGTGAAATAACAAAACGCCTAATAGGATTCTCAGGTACTGAGTCTTCCTGTAGATCACTTTGTGTTACAAAGCCTTGGAAAATGTAACTACGCTTTTTCCAATACTTACGACCCATGTCTTCCATAGTAGGGTCTTTAAACCAAGGACGAATTTCTGCATGTACTGGACATGTATCTCCCCACATTTCAACACAAGGTACTTGTATTGTAACTGGTTTGTTTTCGTCTCCGCCTTTTACACCTGGAAATGATAGACGGATCATTTGACGTTCTTTCCAAAAGAAAGTGTTGTCGGGATCTGCGTCTGGTAGGAATCGTAGTGTTGCACTACTGCCTTCTGGAATATTCCAGTGTGTGAAGATAGCGTTATCGCCGCCACCTTGTGATGAGCCTGAGCTCTTTGTTTCTTGTGCTTGTAATTTTGCACGGATTTCTGCTAAAGATGCCATTATTAGTTTCTCCTATATTAGCCTTTATTTGTAACAAAACTTATAGTTCTGCTTTGTTTGTGTAGCTAGTGCTACTTTGCCTTTGTGTAGCTCTTAACTACTTTTGCCTTTAGTTGCCATTACAGTATATAATAAATTGTGCCTACTGTCAAGCACTTTTTGAAGAAAAATTATGCAATCTTTCTTCTTAGACTATTTAACGTGGCTTCAGCAAGATCTTCCATTGCTGGTTCCTTTGCTGGAGCTTTGTTATTTTTGTCTAAATATTTTGCAATCTTGGCTAATAATATAACATGCTCTTTCGGCAAGCTATACATTTCGCCTGAAATTTGACTTAGTAAGTTAAATACTTCGTCATTTTTACTGTTCATTGCTAGAAAAGATAAGTGTGATACTAACTTAGCCATTGCACCATTACCACCTGAGTATTTAATTGGATCTTCATTATCAGGATGTTCTGGATCATTTGGATCAATGTTAAGTTTGAAATCTTCCTTGTTTTTAATCATATCGTATAAACGATTCATGTTACTTTTAGTTAGATCTGTCATACTGTCTCTCTCCTTTATAATACGGGCTACTGTTTCTAAGACTGAATCCATATTTGCAGTCTCGAATGTATTATACATGAACTTGTCAGTTAAGTCAACCGATTCTTTATCATTATCTTCTACAATCGCAGTAGTAGGTGCTTGATAGGCGTTATAACCTCTTGAAGTCTGTAGACTCTTAACTGTATTCTTAAATTCTTTTAATTTTTGTTTAATTGTTTCAACAATGTTTTCATTGCCTTCATTTGTTAATTTGTTTGTACGCACATGTCTCAAAAACTGTGTACATTGTGCTACTTCTGTACATAAATTAACTATTGATTCACCAATTGCATCATATGGCGTTCCGCCATTGCTTACATGGTTGGCCATAGCTTTAGCGCCTTGTAAATATTTATGTGGGAATCTAAATCTTTCTCCTGCACTGTTTTCAATAAACAATGCTTTAATGTTACGTGATCTGCTACCACGCACTTCTTCATTAACACCTTTTGTATGCTTAATAATAAGTTTAGTGTTTTCTGGTAATTGAATATAACTTGTTTTCATACTACCTGTTGCAGGTGAATAACTTTCCATTTGTGGTTTAACTGTTCCAGTTTGTGGCTTTCTAAGGTCAGTAGTGAATTTAACTCCTTTTTTACCAAACTTAACTCCGCCGTGTCTAAGAGTATCAACACCTTTTTTAACTGCATTTTTAATGCCATCCCAACTTTCGTAATATTCTTCTTCTGATTCGCCGGCTGCCATTTCTTTACAATCTGAACATCTACCATGTCCATCATTGTAGTCCATTAATTGAGCGCCACAGCAATTACTTACTACGCCATCTTCCATTTCATCACCTGGTGAATATGATTCAGTTTCTGCTTCAAGTAATTCGCCTGATGCTAAAACATCAA